GGATAGATGATTTAACTGAAAATGCTAAAGGCAGATCATTAAAAAAAATGCAATTTGAATGTGGAATATTTTGCGAGGAAAGACCATGAGTATTTTAGACTACGTCGTTAGTCTTGCTGAGAGCGGCGAGACGCCGCTCATAGTGCGGCAAGTGCCAATAGTGCGTAATGGCGTACATCTACAGCATTTAGATGGATCATATAAATATACTTGGCCTGCTTATCTTCCTACGCATAAGCGCAAGAAAGGCGAAGCTTGGTATATTAATACTGGTTCTTTTATTATTGAGCGATTTAAAGACGGTAAGGTTAGCGCCGCGTCTGCCAATTGCGAGTATGTGCTCTTTATGATGTTGGATGACATCGGCACGAAAAGCAAAACGCCGCCGCTTGAGCCTACGTGGATCGTAGAGACAAGCCCCGATAATTTCCAATGGGTTTACGCCTTTAGGGAACAACCAACGACAGGAGAATATTGTGCAGCTATTACAGCGCTGGCCGCAGCCGGTTATACCGATCCAGGCGCAACTAATGCTGTGCGTAATTGCCGTCTGCCTGGTTCAGTTAATTTAAAACCTGGGCGCGATGCGTTTGAATGTAAAGAGATCTCTTTTAACCCAAAGCTAGATTACACGTTACAAGAGATATGCGACGCATGCGGCGTTACGCCGCTCGAGGCTAACACAGCGACCTATCGATCCGTTAAAGTAGAAGACAACGGCGTCGATAACGTAATGACATGGCTCAACGAGCAAGGTCTTGTCTTATCGCGTCCTAACCCTGAAGGCTGGATGGGCGTAGTTTGCCCTAACAATGCAGCGCATACAGACGGCCAGATCGAGGGCCGTTACAGGCCACTGGATCGCTCCTATTGCTGCATGCATGCACATTGTGATCATATCAACAGCGAAGCGTTTCTTAAATGGGTCGCTGATAATGGTGGGCCGCGCGAGCATCAAGGCATCAGAGGTGAGCTTATCACTGCCGAATTTAAAGCGATGCATGAGGCTATAAAACCTAACGAGTTCTTCCCTGACGTAGCATCTGAACGCGTCGCGCAGGTAGAGCGCGAAGAGGCCGGACGCGTCGAGCGCGGCGACTGGTATGAGCGCTTTGCGTACATTGTGGATGATGACGCATATTTTGATCTAACGACGCGCAACGAGATTTCGCGCAGTTCTTTCAATGCTATCTTTCGGCACATCAGTTGCGTGTCAGTGCATAACGCCAAGCGCCGCATCGAGGCTTCCGTATGCTTTGACGAGAATCGCCAAGAGCACAAGGCAAAACTATTGAAAGGTCTGACCTATGCGGCAGGCGAGAAAATTTTGGTGCATAAAGATAATGAAATTTATGGTAATCGATGGCGAGACGCACGCCCGATTTTCACCAGAACAAGCAGAGATATATCACGCTTTGCTGCCCATTGTGAGCGCTTGGTACCTGACGAGATTGAGCGAAACCATTGCTTCGATGTTATGGCCTACAAGCTCCAACACGCCGACATAAAAATAAACCACGCGATCCTGCATGGCGGCGATGAAGGCTCCGGCAAAGACACGATGTGGGCTCCCTTCATCTGGTCGGTGTGCGGCCCGAACAACCACAACAAAGGTATAATAGACAACGAGAGCTTGTCGTCGCAGTGGGGCTACCAGCTTGAGAGCGAGATCTTGATCCTCAACGAGCTGCGCGAGCCGGAGGCCAAGGAGCGCCGCGCGCTAGCCAACAAGCTCAAGCCTATTATCGCCGCGCCGCCTGACATGCTGCCAATCAACCGCAAGGGTCTGCATCCTTACAACATGCTCAACCGTGTGCTTGTGCTCGCCTTCACCAACGATCCAATTCCGATCTCTATCCCGTCGCAGGATCGCCGCTGGTTCTGCGTGTGGTCTACTGCGCCGCGCATGGCTCCAGACGAGGCCCGCGAGATGTGGGGTTGGTATCGTGCAGGTGGCTTCGAGGCCGTCGCCTCCTGGCTCTACGCGCGCGATGTCAGCCGCTTCAACCCTGCCGCCGCGCCGCCTGTTACTGACTTCAAGCTCTCGCTCGTTGAGCACGGCATGTCTATGGCTGAGAGCTTTATCGTTGAGATGATCAGAGGTCGCAAGGGTGACTTCGCCTTGGGCGTTATCGCTGGGCCTTTCCATGAGATGTGCGGACGCTTGAGCGTCCAGGCCGGCAATGGTGTCAAGGTGCCACAAGCAGCGCTCCTCCATGCGCTCAAGGAGGCCGGCTGGGTAGACTGCGGTCGCCTGCACTCAGGTAAATATCAGACCAAGCGCCACGTCTTTTGCGCGCCGAACATGCTGCAACATAGCAAGTCAGACTTGCGTAATATGTGCGAACCTTCCCCAACCCCAAACCTACAGGTGGTCAAATGAAGCCAGGAGCTATGCATGCCCTAAAAGATCCCTCACGCCTGACCAAGGCCGAAGAGAAAATTTATGCGCTTATGAAGCAGGGTTTGACGGGTAAGGAGATAGCTGAGAGAATAGGGTCTGGAGGTGCGGGGGCTATGAACTGCCGCATCAAGGTTATACGAGAAAAGCTTGCTGCGCGCCTTTTGCCTACTGGTTAGGGTTAGTCTCTTGTGGATGCTTTTCATTTGGTTCTTTATTGAGAACCGAAAGAGGGTTCAATAATGGCTGACCAGATAGCTGACTTCTTACGCAAGCCCTATTACGACATGTCGGACGAAGAGTACGATGATGCCGTCAATGCTATGCTCAAAGGGGTCAGATATAACCGCCCTATAACCAATGAGGGCTTTCCCGAACCTATGTCGCGGTCGGGCATTAACGCGCGTTACATGGCTATGCTGGCAATGGATAGGGGTGTCCCCATGTATCAGCCGGCTGGGCCTAACCTGACCTACACTGATCAGCAATACCTTGACACGCTAGCGCAACAGAGGCCCACTAATAAGCTTCTGAGCCCCGAACAAGATAGAATGAAGCGCGGCATATTTGCCAGCCAAATGGCTCAATTCAAAAACCAGCTACATCAGCAAACCGATAGCCCCTTCTATACTTATACCAATTACATGCGCGAGCTATTGGGCATGTAAAAAGCCCCCTAGCTATGGGGGCAGCTAGAGGGCTAGGGCTTGCAAGAGGCCAAGGGAGGAGGCCGGCTCCTACCCTAACGCATCACGATAAACGCTACAATACCTAAAATCGATAGCGTTAAAATCAAAACATCGTGTCCATGTACTGGACTACTTCCGCTTCCGTCATGTCCTTACCTTTAGACCATTTAGTCCAAAATTGCCATAGCGGCTTGTTTACAATCTCGCATGGCTCGTCGCGCGGGATGTCGGGTATGGTGCACTGGAGCGCCTCATACTGTTCTATAAAGTAATCTTTCATTTTAGACATAGCAGCACCTCAATGATTGTTGTGACTAATATTAGGAATGCCGATTCTTCTTTCTTCATATCTGATCCCGCTTATTATGGTTGTATGATCGCGTTTAAAGACGCGCGCTATTTGTGTGTAGGTCTTGTCGGTTTCTTTATGCGCGCGATACATGGCCTTGCGGCGTATGGCGCTTATCCGCACTGTGTGGTTATAAGAGATCAGTGTCTCATAGCTCACCCCTGCCGCTTTCGCTTCCTCCTGAATTATTTGTTTGATTGTCTTCATGTCCGGCCTTCATGTTAAACGCAAAGTTAAGAGCGCTTGCTACTGTCGCCAATGCGCGCAAGTCTGCTTGTTGTACGTATAGGCGCATGATCGGTGTTTCTTTAGCGTCACACTTATAGATAATGACGCAGCTAGTGCTATCGGTCTTTATTGGCTTTGCTTTCATGCGCCCAGGATGATCACAAAAAAGATCAAGATGTAGCATGACGCGCCTCTATCTCGCCTTGTATCAATTCGCGGCGTGTATCGTCACCCTCACCCTGTAACATCAGCTCGAGCGCTGGGGTTGATAGGCGATAGAGTAAGCATAGAAAGTCATACATGTTAGCCCCTCTCGATTAGGTAAAGTATGGTTATAATGGCGGCAGGTATCGCCAGGCTAACACTCGCCGCCAAGCCTATTAAATAAAGCGCTTGTTTCATTTATTTTTCTCTGCTTGTTCTATCAACTTCTCTATTGCGTCAGCCGCTTCGTTACATAATTTATTTATTTCGGCGGGATGTCGTCCTGGCACAACAAAACAGCTTTTTATTATAGATGTTACTAAGTCTTTAGCTCTTAACCGCGCTATAAGCTCTTTCATCAGTAATCGCTCCTATCCTCGCTTGCATCCTCTACACATGCGCTAAGTAAATGCTCATCATCAATGAGCGCGTCATGTATCAGTTTATAAAGCCAGTGGTCTTGTGATAGGTTGAGCGCTGGAACGTCTTTTTTATTGCTGTTTAATGTTATCGACGTGATATCGATATCAGTAATCCAGGGTTCAAAAATTCCAACATCAGGTTCCGCTTTTGCTATGTTATAGTCTACGTCAATCTCTCCTGCCGCCATAACAGAATAGTTTTTGATCAGTTCAAGCTCGTCAAAGCTATATGTGAACGTGTTTGTCTTTTTATGTCTCATAATTATTCCCCCTTTGGATTTACTAATTTAGCAATGCACCATTCACGCCCATAATCTAAATTTTCATCGGCATATGTGCACGCCTCGTCTTTAGACTCGAAAGGCCCATAGAATTGATAGCCATCTACTGGGTTACCATCTATAATTATATGCTGCGCCATCTTATCCCCCTTAGTCGTTCTCAGCCGATCTTTCCCAGTCATACCGCGCGCTATGTTGGCGCTCGGCTTCGTTGTCGTACTCTTCTTGCATAGTGTGTAAGGCATCGATTAGATGCCACGGCAAGGGCTCGGGTTGATTGTTTAATATCTTTATGAGCGCCTCGACCGCTTCGTGATTTAAAGATAGCTCGATCATGCCGCTTCCTCCTCATGCTCATCGATCAAATGTTGCGCAATCTCTGTCCAGTTAACATCAACAAGGAACGCCATTGCATATGAAAACGCCAAGCCCTCGGCGTTTCCTGTTTCGTGCTCTAAGATATCCTCGGCATGGTGTTTGAGCGCTTTGCCAAGATCATACGCATCCTCAAAAGACCCCTGCCACCATTCGCGCGGGTTAAACCCGTCGAATATCTCTAAATTGACGCGCCAAGTTGCATAGTTCGTCCAGCCATTGTAATCGCTCATTGTCATTCCCCTTTGTTGATTTGTGGCCGGCATTGCGCCGGCCCCAGTACTAAAGCGCCCAGGATGGCGGTAAATCATTCATACCTGTGAATTTGAGGCGCGTTGGCATTAACAAACCAAAGCCATCAACATCAGGGCCAAATGATATTAACGCTGCTGAGTAGCCATTATGATTAACGCAAGTCGGCGTTCCTTTGCCTAGCGCTTTTGCAACTTTGGCAAAGTCTCCAAGATATGTGAGATTGAATTGTGCCGTCTCATTATTTAATTCTTTTGGCACAATGCGCCGCCAATCGGGAAATGTGCCTTCAATAGGCGTGAAGATTATATTGCCTAATATATTGCCATTTAGCTCAACGGTTTCTTCTTTAGTCTTTAGCGCGTTGACGGTTTCAATAGGAATTATAATGTCTACTGGCGCACCGTCGTACGTCTCAGCTTGCCTAAATGCCGTCAGACGATGGCCGTCAGTGGCGACAATAAACACACCCTTACCACTGGCTTGAATAGCTACGCCTTTTAGATAATAGCGCGTCTCTTCCTTACTTGTGACAAGTGCAGCAGCTTTAAGATAGTTCACGTTAATTTTCATTTTACTTTCCCTTCATTAGGACAAATAGACAGTAGGACACTAACACAGTTTTTTTGTTAGTCAATAGGCTCTATTACCAGTGTGCTTCCGCGATGCAGGTTCACATAACGCAGGCCTATTTCGATGGCTTCCTCGCGCGTGGCGCATATGCCGCTCTCGACTAGCGCGTGATATCTATTTAATACTTGGAATGTATACATGACTTGTGTTCCTGGGTTGAGGGGGCGCTTGCGCGCCCCTTATTTTAGTATTGGCTCGAATGCGACGGCTAAGATTAGAAGGCCAACAAAAGCGCTCGAGACAGTGAAGAGAAGGTCTAAAAGCTTGGTCATTTTTGGTCATGTCCTTTCGTGATTCGATGATTAGACTTTAGCACAGTTTTTTTGTTAGTCAATAACTTTTTTGGCAAAAGCAAATTATTTTTGTTTGTTGGTCTTGTTTGGTCACGTTTTGGTTATTGTTTTGGGGTTGGATGACCCAAACGTAAACGACTAATATTGCGGGCTAAAGTGGCTTGTTTGGTCTTATTGGTCTTTTTTATATTAACTAGTTAAAAAAAAAATATTGTATACATATATATGTAGGTGTGTATACAATCCTCCATATTTGGCGCGATTTTTTTCCGATGACCAAAAGACCAAGATGACCATAAGCCCCCTCTCTGCTACGTCATTCTCTCCCCATGTCTACATTCAATATGCTAGCGTGAATGCAACCCCGCAACACATGACCAAAATGACCAAGGCCTGAATGTATACTTAGTTTATGTAAACATGTTGACATTTAATTCTCAAGGTTTAGTTGACATTCGATCCGCTTGGCCGGCAATCGACGGGGGGACTGGGCCTTGCGTGGTCTGGGAATATCTACGCAGGGATTGCACAAACTTTTTTTTATTTTAAAAATGTGTTACAAAAGATTCTATGTTTGAAAGCTTGCCATACGAGCCTCGTAAAATAGAGGCTACAGAAAAGAATCTCGAACTGATCTACGAGGCCGCGCGTAAAGGACTCAAAGGTGACGCGCTCGCGTTAGCTGCCGGCATGCTGCCGGTTGAGTATCGCCGGCTGGTGCAGTTCGATCCTATTGCTGAGTATGCGGAGATTAAAGGCCGCGCAGATGGCGAGATGGAGATGGCTGGCGTCTTACGCACAGCCGCGTTAAACGGCGACACTAAAGCGGCGCTCGACATACTAAAACATGTGCATAAGTGGACTGCACCACAGTCGATGCAGATCCAAGTCGAGCAACGCATATCTATCTTAGCGGCGCTTGAAGAAGCGCAGACCAGAGTTATCGAAGGGCAGGTATTGGATGCAAGTGCCGATTTACTCAGCGGAAGAAGAACAGAAGCTGATGGCGACGCTCTGGAGTCCAACGCTGAAGAACGACCCGCTGGCGTTCGTGCGTCTGGCCTTCCCGTGGAAGAAACCTGGGACACCGCTTGAGTTCTTCGACGGCCCGCGCCAATGGCAGCGCGAGGTTCTGATCGAGCTGCGCGAGCACATTAAGGCTAACAACGGTAAGATAGACTTTGAGACGCTACGGCTGGCGGTATCATCGGGGCGCGGTATCGGTAAGTCAGCCCTTGTGTCATGGCTGACGATCTGGATGCTGACGACAAGAATAGGTTCTACCACGATAGTGTCTGCTAACTCAGAGGCGCAGCTCCGTAGCGTCACCTGGGCTGAGATTACCAAGTGGCTGAGTATGTCAATACACAGTCACTGGTTCGAGGTCAGCGCAACGCGAGTGCTACCGGCGAAGTGGATAGCGGAGTTAGTAGAGAAAGACCTGAAACTCGGAACGCGCTATTGGGGCGTAGAAGGGCGGTTGTGGAGTGCAGAGAATCCTGACGCATATGCTGGCGTGCATAACTTCGCGGGTGTCATGCTGGTATTCGATGAGGCGAGCGGAATTGATGATAGTATCTGGTCAGTTGCAGCGGGCTTTTTTACGGAAAATACCCCTAATCGCTTTTGGTTGTGCTTCAGCAACCCCCGTCGTAACTCTGGTTACTTTTATGAGTGTTTTAACTCCAAGCGAGACTTTTGGCGAAATAAAATTGTCGATGCCCGCTCCGTCGAAGGCACGGATAAGGCCGTCTACCAACAGATCATTGACGAGTATGGCCCCGACTCAAGCGCAGCCCACGTCGAGGTCTACGGTCAGTTCCCCAACGCCAGCGACGACCAGTTCATCGGAAACGCGCTGGTTGACGAGGCAATGGAACGTCCCGCTATATCCGACCAGTCCGCGCCCATCGTGGTCGGAGTGGATCCAGCACGCTTTGGTGCCGACGCCACCGTCATCGCCATAAGGCAGGGCCGCGACATACTGAGCATCCGACGACACCGTGGCGACGACACGATGGAGGTCGTCGGGCGCGTGATCGACGTGATCGAAGAGTATAAGCCCGCGCTAGTCGTAATAGATGAAGGGGGTTTGGGTGCAGGCGTCGTGGATCGGCTAAAGGAACAGCGCTACAAGGTGCGCGGGGTGAACTTCGGGAATAAAAGCACAAAGCCTATGATGTATGGCAACAAGCGCGCGGAGATGTGGGGCGCGATGAAAGAGTGGCTGAAGGACGCGCACATACCGAAGGATCGCTATCTGAAGTCAGACCTGATCGGGCCTATGATGAAGCCGGACTCGAAGGGAACGATATTCTTAGAGTCAAAGAAGGACATGAAGTCACGCGGGCTGGCGTCACCTGACGCAGCGGACGCTATCGCAGTAACCTTCGCATTTCCTGTCGCTAGACGCGAGCAACGAGTAGACAACCAGCGCCGCGTCAGCTATGGTCAAGGCTCCGCATCGTCTGGATGGATGGCCTCATAATGGTATCGTTATCGGTAGGTCGTGGCGATTCCCTAGATCGGAAGAGC